CAAAAGGAGCGCGGCGTGCTTCAGATGCAACTCCATAAGCCGCACCTATTTTCCCAAAAGTATAAGCACTACGCGCTACACCGCCGCTTAACGATACAACATTTAACGCAGGTATAAATGCAGTGAAGAATAAAGGGTCAGCCATACCGCCAACTATCTGCGATGCAAAACTTGCATCCGACATTGTTTGCTTGCGCCGCCGTTCATTGTCAACGCGCTGTTTTATAAAGTCAAAATGCTCTTGGTCTTTAGCTCTTACAAACTCTTCATAGTAAGGAAGATACTCATCATCTATAACATCTACAGGGTCAAATGAAGCATCTCTAGCGCGTGAACCAAACATCATTTGTTCTCGCACAGATTCTACTAGAGGCATGTTATTATATGCAGATGTAGCGGCTACGCCTTCCCAGAAACCAGTAGGAGCTTGATAGCGCATATCATCTGGAACAGATATAAAGAAGTCTCGCTGATTAACGCCTATCATTATTAATACCCTTTTGCGTTCCTTGCAATATTATCCATTGCTGG